TGAACTGTTTCTTGCCGTTTCTCATTACACCCGGCATACGGCTAAGACGTGAGGGATTGCGGTTTTGTTTATCTATGTCAAGACCGCTTTCCTTGCAGACCTTGTAAAGAAAATCAACACGCCTGCGATATTCATCATAGTTGGGAGCGTCTATCTTGACGATAGCGTGAACGCTCTTTCCACCGCTGTATACAAGCACAGCGATAGGAAGTTCAAGCTCTCTCATCACAGCATTCTGCTGTTCTATAGGCATACTGTCGCTTTCAACAAGAGCATAGCGGTAGTCTGTTACATTCTCGTTCTTTACGCCCTTGCCGTCAAGAGGGTTGAAACGTATCCACGCTCCTGCCTCTTCCTTGTAGTCGCCAAACACCGCACCAATGTCGCCGTTACATTCGCCAAGCCTCTTGATAAGTTCCCCTGCCGTCCTGTCACAGCAGCCCTTTGTGGGCAGATACTTGGTCTTGCCGTCCTTTTCTGTTTCCCACGTTTGCGTAACATAGCCCACGTTCTCTCCTGCCTCAAAGAGTGTTTCAAGATATGTGACTATCTCCTTGACAGGATCCCATTGAGCAGGCTCGGTGATCGGTATGCCCTCGCCGCCGTTTACAAGGGGACTGCTTTCTTCTGCAACTATCTCGCCGTCCCAATCGTATGCCTTAAACTCATGGGGGCTGTATCCTCTTTCCTTTGCCATTTGCACGATAGTTCCTGCGGTCACGGGCTGAGCATTGCCGTTAAAGCCTTGCCACTTGTGTTCACACTCACCGCTGTGATAACGGCTGTCTGACCTCGACCAACTGTCCCAGTCGTTCACGGAATAGCCCTCGTGCTTGAGAGCCATTCCCACGTTGACCCATTCCTGATAATCACAGCTTGCAGGGTCTATGTATTCAAGCATTTTAAGCAAATTCAAATTTGTGTTATCCATTCACTTCTCCTTAGTTCTCAGGTGTGTATGTTTTCGGGTCGATATCTCTTGGCACTCTCCAACCATTGGCAGAGATACGTGCTATCATCCTGCTTGCACTGTCAAAGCTCCAAGAGCCAACGTGTTCAAAACCCTTGCTTTCAAGCAGCCTTATCTGCTTTGGTGTGGTAAGTCCTGCATTGCGGCGCTTTTCAAGGCGGTCAAGGATAAGCTTTGCCTTGCCTGCGTTGTCTATATCGTCAGGGAAAATGCCCAGCTTTTCAAGCTTTGCTTTCTGTTTGTCGGTAGCAGGAGCACACTCCCAGCCAAAAGCAGGAACGTAAGAGGACAAGTCCTCAGCCTGTATTGACATTTCATACTGCAAAGGGTCAACGAGCTTTCGCTTGCGTGTTTTCATTTCTTTGAGCTGCTTTGCCAAAGACTCTTCACGCTGTGCCACAACGTCCTCGCTTGCCTGTTTTTCTGCCTCTTCGATATCCACTGCACAGCCTGCCTCATTGGCAAGGTTTTCGGTCATTTTCTCGGCGACCTCTTCATTCTGACAGATAAGGTGTGCAGGTCTGCAAAGCTCGTGGCGTTCTGTGTGCCACAGGAAATCAAGCAGTAAAAGCTCTGTCTTTCCCTCGCAAAGTCTTGTGCCTCTGCCTACCATTTGACAGTAAAGCCCACGCACCTTTGTTGGTCTTAGCACGATAACGCAGTCAACTGACGGACAGTCCCAGCCTTCTGTGAGGAGCATTGAGTTGCACAGCACATTGTATTCGCCCTTGTCGAAAGCTTCAAGTATCTCCGCTCTGTCTGTGCTTTCTCCGTTGACCTCAGCGGCGTTGAACCCTTTGCTGATAAGGATATCACGGAACTTCTGAGAGGTCTTGACCAGCGGCAGGAACACAACTGTCTTGCGTTCCTTACAGTATTTGAGCATTTCGTCAGCTATCTGATAAAGATATGGGTCAAGTGCCGTGTCGATATCACTTGCCTTGAAATCTCCTGCCTGAGTTGATACTCCTGAAAGGTCAAGTTTCAGCGGTATGGTGATAGCCTTGATAGGCGAGAGATAGCCCTCTTTGATAGCCTGCGGCAGGGTGTATTCATATGCAAGGCTGTCGAACACCGAACCTAAGTTCTTCATATCGCCCCTGTCAGGTGTAGCCGTCACCCCGAGTACCTGAGCTTCAGGAAAATGGTCAAGCACTCTCTGATAGCCGTCTGAGATAGCGTGATGAGCCTCGTCAATGATAATGGTATCGAAGTAATTTTCCGAAAAGCCTTTGAGCCTTTTCTCTCGCATAAGGGTCTGAACTGAGCCTACTACTACACGATACCAAGAGCCTAAACAGCTTTGCTCTGCTTTTTCGGTGGCACAGCCAAGCCCTGTTGACTTCATAAGCTTGTCCGCCGCCTGGTCGAGCAGCTCGCCCCTGTGGGCAAGGATAAGCACACGCTTACCCTGCCGCACACATTCTTCCGTAACAGCCGAGAAAAGTATTGTCTTTCCCGTTCCTGTGGGCAGAACTGCAAGGACTTTGTTTATTCCCTCAGACCATTGTTCGAGTATAGCAAGCTTAGCCTCGTTTTGATATGGTCTTAAATTCATCATCAGAACGCACCGGCTTTCCAGCCACCTGTCTGAGCAGGCTGACTATACTGCGGTGTCTGCGTCTGAGCAGGCTGAACGGTAGTCACATTCTCGTCATAGGCATAGAGCTTTTTAATCTTGTTGGACTGCCTGTCCTCACCGTCCTTGTTCTTGTAGTTGTCAACGTAGACGTGACACTTGCCCTTTTTGCCTGTGATAGCGTTCCAGCTCATTTTCAGCGGCTCGCCATGCTTTTTTAGCCCGAGAGCCAGGAAAAGTGCTGAGAGCTTCCACTCAAACTTGTTGCAGAGGAAGAAGTTTTCTGTTATCTCCACGCTGTCCTCTGCACCCCAAATGGTGAATGTGACCTTTGCCATATTGCAGGGCGGCACTTTTGCCGACCCCTCGTGTCTTGCACGTTCGTACTTTGCAACGGTGAAGTCATAGTCCCCCTCAGGGAGCAGGACAAAGTCCCCACCCTCGTTGACTATCTCATCTTCCCAGCCGTATTCCATAAAATTATCCATAGTGTTGTCCTCCTTTTAAAATGGTACTTTCTGATTTTCCCTGATAAGCGGCAGCATTTGCTCCCAAGCACCTATCAGACAGCCCTGTACGAAGTCGTCAGGATAGTTTGTGATAGGAGTATCATAAGGGAAATAGTTTCTCTGAGATACCACAAGACGTATATCCGATTCGCTTACGTTGTTGGCTCTCATAAGGTCCGCAAGCGCTTTCGGTATGCCCTCAGGGATAACGATAGGTGGTGCAACGTCCTCAAAGCCGCTGAGATCAGTAAGAGGCTCGTCAGATTTTTGTGTGGCAGTCTGTGCGGTCTGTGTAGGCTGTGCTGTCTGAACTGTCGGTGCAGGCACAGGCTTAGGCATTTCAGCAGGCTGTGTATACGCAAACAGATGAGCTATACCACTATACTCAAAAGGCATTTCAGGCGGAAGTCCGTCACGATTTTTAGCATCCCAGCATGGGTGATGTGTGGTGTACATTACACGGTCACCGCCCTGAGCCTTGAACTTCTTGCCGTCCTTATCCACAGCTACTGCATATGTTTTGTAGTTTGCAAACAGCACCATATCTGCCCATTCTTTCACAAGAGGCGATATCTGAGAAGAAGTTTTCTTGCCGAGTTTCAGTTCCCAGCGGTCATAAGCGCCCAGCTCGTCAGGCTGTTCAAACTTTCTCATCTGAGCGTGAGCCGTAAGCACAACGTTGATACCGCTGTCAACTACCTCCTGCAAGAGATTAAGGAACTTGCCTATCTCCTCTTTCTCGTAGACGTAGCCGTTGCCGTAGCCGAAATCTTCAATGCCTTTCTTCTGATGTGCCGAGCAGATCGTTTCAATGCAAAGCTGTTCAGCCCAATCAAAGGTATCAATGACAAGGGTCTTGCAAAGCCTGCCGTTCATAGCTTCCTTTACCTCATTTTTGAGCATTTCCCAGCTTGACGGCTTAGGGAAACGTCTGATGTTCAGTTTCTTTGTACTGCCCTCAGTATCAATAAACACAGGGTCGGGAAACTGAGCCGCAAAGGTGGATTTGCCTATGCCCTCAGGACCATATATCACGACTTTCTGTGCGGAACTTACAACTCCTGATGTTATCTCATACATTAAAATGCACCTGCTTTCCAAGTTTTCGTTTCTGTGTTTTCTTCCTTATCATTGTCCATTGACCTGCCGTCCTCGATAATGATGCTGCACTCGTCACCAGTGGAAACTCTCGTTGCTATCGCCTGCAAGCCCTGTGCTTCAAGCCACTTGCCGAAGTCATCAAGGGTGTCGGTATCCATTTGTTCAAGCTTGTCCAGCAGGACAAAGCCACAGTCAGGGTTGAGCTTTCTCACGATAGAGGTAGCGACGATAAGCTGTTCTGATCCGCTTATACTGTCCCACTTATGCCCGTTATACAGCAGCTCTCCGTCCTCAACTGAAAGCCCCTCAAGGGGCAGGTCGGCACTGCCCAGCAGGTCGGTTTTAGCCTGCCTTACGTCCTCTATCTGCTCAGTGAGATATGTATACTGTGAACGGTAGTCCTCAGCGTCTATCTCAGCTTTCTCCCTGTCGAGGTTTGCTCTTATCTTCTTGTTCAGCTCCTCAATATCTGAGATGTTCTTTTCAAGCTCCGCTGTGCTTTCGTCCACAAGGTCTTGTGCGTCAAGGCTTGCAAGCTTGAAGTTGTTCACTGCCGCTTCATAGATTGCTTTTGCACGCTCATAGGCAGACTTAGCAATCTCCAACTGCTTTTCGTAGTATTCTTTCTGGTCACGCTTACGCTGATTTTCGCCGTTGCGAGCAAGTATATCCTGCTGCTGTCTGATAAGCTCCGAAGCCGAAACAGGCTCGGCAGGGACGTTTGCATACACAGGCATTTCCTTTGCAAACTTAGACTTCTGGTCTGCTATCCTGCCGATAGCGGTACGCTGGTCATAGAGAGAATGTTCCTTATGCTCAAGCTGATAGAGCGTATCGCCCACGCCGATTATTTTCAGCAAAGTAGAAGCCTTTTCCTTGCTTGACTGATTGATGAACTTCGGCAGGTCGAGGGCGAACTGCTCAACAAAGCTGTTCAAAAGCTGCTGACCGCCTTTCTTGCCTGTGCTGTCGGTGACTTTGAGGGAGCTGTTCTTGCCCGAACGCTCCACCACGATTCCATTGTCGAGAGTTATCTTCAAATGCGGTTCGACAACAGACCCCTCACGCTGAGGAGAGGACGGCTTATACTTATCTCCCCCAAGTGCCCAAGCGATAGCGTCAAGGACAGAGGTCTTGCCCTGCCTGTTCTTTCCGCCGATAACAGTAAGTCCATTCTTTGCAGGCTCAAGCTGTACGGCTTTTATCTTCTTTACGTTCTCAAATTCAAGTGAGTTTATTTTTACTGACATTTTAGTTCTCTCCTTTCATATTTTCAAGCTTATCCCTTGTGCTGCATATCTTTCCATACGCCTCGCCAATGTCAAAGGCTCTATGTTCTCGCTCAGACATTCCTTCATAGATACCGATTATATCTGTACAGGCTTCGTCTACGGTATCATATGCTTGACAAATCGCTGCTTTTGTGCTATCATCAAGGTGTAATATTGAACTGGTATCTTTTGATACCTCCGAGCTTGTGCCTGTTGCCGCAGGTGCAGGCTCTTTTTCTTTTAGGTACTCTGCCAAATACACACCACACTTAAAATCTTTTTTACTGAGCGGACAATCTTCGCAATTAACAGTAAATCCTGTACAGTAGTTTACCGCCTTTTCAAACTCCTCTTTCGGTATCATCTTTATCCTCCTCTTTCTCAAAACGTTTCTCCCAGTGCCTATCCGCCACGCTCAGTGCAAGATAAATCACTACATCTATCCCTGCAAGCACAGCTATTGTTATCAGCAGTATTCCTACAATGTTCATTACCACTTTCCTTTCGCCTGTATCTCGACCTTGACCACGGGTCTGCCTGCTTCTCTCACTGCACGCTCCAGCTCCTCACGGATTGCGGTTTCTGCGGTTTCTTTTATATTGCGGTATAGTCCATATACCGCTAGAGCGAATAGCGCCACACATAACGCTATTGCAGCCACGAATCTGATGATTTCCAGCGTTGTTATCAGGTTGTTCATTTTCTCACGTCCTTTCTGATCTCTCTGCTATCCACTTGTCAAGCAGCGTTGAGTATATCTCGTACACATATTCGTTAAGCTTAATGGCGCACCCAAAAGGATACACACCCTGTCTAAGACCTGCGTTCAGCCTGTTCACGTTGGTGTTGAAGCCTGCGGCTTTCAGCCGCTCAACTGCCTCTGCCGATGATATCACCCTGAGCATTTAGTCCACCTCCTCAATTGTCAAAAGAGTTTCATGCGGCGTAACAAAAACGCTTACTTTTTTCATAGCCTCACGCTTGCTATTGGCAAATACTGTATGTACCCACCTGCGACTATACTGGTCTACTGTTGTTACTTTGTACATTTTCATTGCTTTGTCCCTCCTCTTTGTATTTTCTGTCATTTCTGCTTCCAGTGAACATATCCTGCAAACATTGCTAGTTATCATGAGAGACAACGGAATTGTGTTGTCAAGCCCTACTATCGCACATATGCCAAACGCAAGCAGACTCGCTAGACACAACGCAATACCAAGATAGTACGCTATCTTTTCCAAATTCAACGTTTGCCCTCCTCATATTGTGATCTTGTTACAATCAGCTCTCCGTCAAGAGTCCAATACTGAATGACCTCTCTACAGGGGTCATTTTCTGTTCCTGCACCTTTCAAGGCTCTTGTTACGATCACCTGCTCAACCCTGGCACTGTCACATCCTCTTGGAGTAGCAGTAATTTTCTTTTCCACGTTTCTCTCACCTCTCTTTAATCACCTGCCCCCTCACGCCTTAGGATATGGCGTCGGGTTTCTTGTCTTGCCGAGAAGATAGTCAACCGAACAGTCGAACATCTCCGCAAGTGACATTAAAGCAATAACAGCCTAAACGTTTCTTTTCCTTTAGGTGTAATAAACACCTGCGTGCTTGAAAAACCTGTTTTCTCATTAGAAAACTCCTTGATTTCAAACAAGCCGTTCTCCATTGGCTTTGCATATGGCATAAGCT